GCATATGGCACGACAATATCAATTGAAACGCTAGGTGTTGAGCCGAGCAGTTGATTGCCAATTGCAATCTTTTTGCCTGTGGTCAGTGTGTAGCGGTAATCAATGTATACAACTAGGCCTGTATCTGCTGCAGCGAATGTATACACACCTGCTGCTACGGAATACTGGCCTGTAGCGGGAGCGGATGCGACACGGGTCATTGGTATGCCTGCCGCACTACGCACACCCATATCAGCTGCCCAAGTTCCAGAGCCTGGAACGGTTGGGGTGACTTGGAATGGAGTAGTTGGGATGGATGAACCTACCAAGTCTTGATAATAACTTTCTTGCCCTGTTGCAAGAGTTTGACCGAAGAATGCAGCATTGAAGTGCGCACCATTCACCTGACCAAATTTTGCCTTGACGCTTACCTTCCCTTTACCACGGGCAACAGCAAGCGGCATTTGATTTCCGCCGTACAACATCTTTGTATCAAATGAAAGATCAACGGATACATCTTGGCATGCCAAAAATTTCACTGGAGTTGGTGTTGTGATTGGGTTGCCTGATGCATCCACAAGTGGCGTTGCATAAATTGCACCTGAGCCGAATAAGAATTGCATGATATTTCCTTTCGTTAATTAGCTGCTTTTGATTGATCTGAAATGATTTGTTTTGCTGCTTGTGTAGCAACAAAGCCATATCCCCACAAATTGTCAGTCACTTTTTCATCAGGGATTGTAACTGTGCCATCAGCATCAGGCTTATACACCTTCCCATCAACATCAGATATTGATCCTGTGAAATCTTTTGGAATTGTTAATTTCATATTGCCTCCTAATATGTGATAATTTCAATTGGTATTAATGCAAATGCTTGATCCCCAAGCACACCTTCATCAGTTTCAATGGCTCCAGATATTTTTGCAATATGCACAAGACCACCAAGTGTTTGCTTGCCAAGTGGTGTAGTTGCGTCAAACAATGACGTCACTGCATCCAATATTGGATTCATTATTGTTGCTGGCACAGAATCTGCATTTCCGGTTGTATTGACATATATCACCAAATCCAGCTCAAGCTTCCATGCTGCTGGCATCCCTGTCAACTGCACTGGAGTTTCTTTGCGCTGAACTTGGAACAATGCTGGTTGCTGTTCTGGGATCACCTCTGACCAGGCCGGTATCTGCGGCCAATAGTCTTGAATCCTGCAGCAGTGCTTACAAGCGCAAATAGCGCAGCATATATAGTTTCCCTGCTTGCGTTCATTTATTCATCCCTCTTCGCACAGCCTCAGCCAATTCCATTCGTATGTTTCCAGATTCCTCACGCAACGATGAACGCAGGTAACTGCGCTCAGGCATATGCATATGTCTTGTGAATGATCTCACTTGTATGTCACCAGTTTGCTTCCCAAATTTTCCGGTTTGAGCTATGTGAGTTGAAACCACACCTAATTTATTCACATAGTGTTTTGTGGCCATGGCCATTTGTGCCTTATTGCGGCGGATGTGCGCACGAACTGTTACTTCACCATCAAATCCATATTCGTGCGCAGCAGCATAGACCACATTTGTCCCTACTGATGCAACTACGCTTGTGGAATCCTCCATTACAGCGATGTTGATGCTGCGGCGCAAAGTTCCTGTGCGATTGTGAAGTACCTCCCCACTCAATTTGCGCTTCACTTCGCGCTGTAGCTCAATTGCAAGTCGCTTGACGGTTGTGACTATTTCATCACGTATTGTTCCAGTCATGCGTGAGATGCGCAATATCAGCGCATCCTTGCCGATCACTTGAGCAGTTATATTCATGATGGTGTAACCGCTCTGTAATTTTGCAACATGGCCTTTGTATCCTTCCCAAGATCGCGTGGCGAGTATGTAACTGATGCTTGCCCAGGGACTTGCTGCGACTGGATGCCAACTCTTGAGCGCTCTTTAAACTTCAAGGACACAAGCTCTATGCACGCTTGTTCGATGTCCAATGGGGTGGTTGCATATCCGGCGACATATGTCACAGAAACATTCATTATGCCCTTACCAAAAACGCCAGGTGGGAATGAGTTGACATTTGCTCCAAGCAAATAGATATATTTGTCATCAAACACATATCCATTTGACAAACCATCAGGGGATGCTTGAACTGTTACACCATTAACCACCAAAGAGGATATTGACTGGATTGGCCAATTCTTTGCGCGAAGCGATGTTTTGCCGTTGCCATTATACTTTTCTGCTGTGTATGTTGCTTGAGTAACCTGACGATTAAGCCAGTTGATAAGGAATGCACTGGCAGCACTGATGAGCCGTGTCAGGATTGTATCAGCAGCTGTATCAGTTATCGTCAGCCACGACTTAACATTGGCCAATGTGGTAAGGTCTGACATTTTTAGCCTTCAACCTTTGTGAGGAATTTCATATCAACGGCAAAATCATCCATTCCTTCAACATGGATAACAGCTTCATTGCCATCTGCATCAATGCTCACGATGCGGCCAACGGTGTCTTCTTTGTCGCCCTCGAAGCGCAATGACACTTTGTCATCATAGGCCAACCCAGTCTTTTTGTCATCCTTCTTTGACTTCTTGGCTTCCTTACGTTCAGATTCAACATACACAGTGAGTCCGTGGTCTTTTGCGGCCTCGACATATTCAGCAGGGACATCCACCACACCATCAACAACTTCAAGCTGAACACCACCAGCACCAAAGCCTTCAGTCCCATCAGGTAATTGCATTTTCATTTTGTGCTCCTTGTGTTAAATAGGGGCTGACGGTTCCCCGTCAGCGAGTACATCTTAGCCATTGGCGATGTTTGTGATCATGCCAAATGCAGGTGGGAAGAAGTTTTGTAACACTTCATCTGCGTAGATGCCATACTCATACTTACGGCTGCGCTGTGGCCACTCGATTTGATAGTAATCACGACGAGTCAGGATGCGCAAAACGCTCTGCACATTGCTCAGAGGGTATGGCAGGCGGCTTGTTGTGAACAACACAGTGCCTGTTGGTACGTTAGGGTGCAGGCGAATAGGAATTTCCTGTGCCCCATCCATAGCGAACTTGTTCAGGTAGCTGCGAACCATATTACCGCCTGCAATCTGACCTTGCTCAGTGTTAAACACGAAGCGTTGGGCACCATTCGCAGCGCCAGCCAGAACTTTCAGGCTGATGTTTTTCTGCTCTTGGCTGGAAACCCAGATTGTGTCAGGTGACAAACGGTAGTTGTCCCAGAATGACTGCAGTGCCGCATCAATCTCAACCACACCACCAGTGCCATCAGCAGTCAGTGGAGTTCCGGTGCCAGGTGTGCCGCTGGCCATCACTTTGCGGTAACCACCATTGGTTGCGCCCTTTGAAGTGAAGGTGAGCAAGCCATCAAAGATCAGGCTGTTTTGACTGTAGTCAGTTCCGGACACTGCAGAAATATTCTGAGTGCCTGTTGCAGTGGCGGAAATCAACACGCTGTTGATTGTGGTGATTGCGCCAAGCAGCTCATTGCCAGCAGTGCCCCAGTACCATGCATAAGCCACCGCACCGGTAACTGCTGCGACTGACGCACTGATTGTACTTACGTTGGAGCCGGTTGTTGCTTGGGATGCTGCTGCCGATTTGCCGGAAGCGCCACCACCATATGTATCCACAGAACCATCAGCATTGGTGCGGGAAACGAGGCCAGTTGTTCCGCCAGCCACGCTTGCATTCAGGTAGCCTTCCATCGTCAATGCAACACAGAACACATTGTATGTCGCGTTGGCCAGAGCGCCACCTGTTGTTGATGTTGATACGGTTGGTGTTGGGGTTGTGCCCAATGCCATGCTGTTGTTACCGCCCAAAATGATGCGTTCTTCTTGAATCATGAGGCTGCGCAGAAGTCCTTCGACTGCCAGCGCTTTCACATCATCGAAGCCTTCAGCTGCATAATCAGCTTCAAATGTTGCATAATCCTCCAGGCCAAGGCCTTGGTACGCAGCGGTATAGTTTGCTGTTGTGGTTGCGATGACACCACCGCGATTGCCACCACCAACACCAGCAGACAAACCGTTGGTGTTGATGCCGGTCACGGCGCGCCAGTTTGCTTGAATGCCGCCCTTACCGCTAACACGTGGGATCATGTTGCGAAGAGGTGTGATGACTGGGTACAGCTTTTTTGCCGGGCCTTCGAGGTCATAGGCTGTGATGCCTGTGACCGCCGAGCCGGATTGTGTCCAAGCCTTGGCCAATTCCAAGTCTGGTGCGCTGCGCGCTTGCTTCAGCAAGTCAAGCGTTTGTTGTGTTGTTTGTGAGTCCATGGTGTCTGCTCCTTGTTATGTGATGCCGTTGATGATATGGGTTGATTAATGAACGATCAGTATTTCACAATCTGACCACCTTTTTTGTGCGCTAATTTTATCAGTGATGCAACTTCTGATTCTTTGCCAAGTGTGTCAACAACTGGCGTGATGGTTGCTGAACTTTGATCCATGTCATTTGCATCTGCGCTCTTACCGATTGCGCGCAGGATTGCCTTTGCAGGGGCTGGTATTGCCTCAAGGATTTCGATGCGTGTCTTAGCCTCGGTCAATGCTTTCTGCAAAGGTGCGGTTGCTTCATTGATTGCCTTTTGCAGCACATCTTCTTGATCTGCCTTTTGCAATTCACCAGCAGCACCAGCCTTATTGGCAGAGCAATCCGCACCAAGAGCAACCGATGAATCATGCATAGCTTGTATGTGACCCTTGTCAGTTTTGTTGTTACGTGCACCAACTTTTTCAACAGACTCAGGCAAACGCTTGAGCAAATTGGAAGCGGCCAACGACATTTGCATAACTGGAACATCAGACATATCGCTGTTGTCCTTATTGTTTGCAGTGAGCTCTGCGACTTCTTCTGCGGTCATATCCACAAGCAATTGACCAGCAGATGTCACCAAATCATTGAGCCTCGACGGCAAATCGGAATCATCACCTTCCCGCATTTCCTCAGCCTCGACAGTTGAAAGCATATAGTCAAGTTGCTGTACGACTGCGGCGAGTGATTGACATGTATACAGACCTTTCCTCAAGCCTTCTGTTGGCTCCATTTTGTCTGCGGATGGTGGGCCATCTTTATCAATTTTGTCCTTCCATGCAGAAACAATGTTGTCTTTGAT